TATTAATACTAAATACAGCTTGAGTAGCCGCTTTATTTACCCTTATATTTAATTCATAAAAAGTATTAGCAACAACTGTAATATTACTATTTTGATTAGTAGATGTTGAATTATTTCTAGTGATATATCTAAAAGTATTATTCGCTTGACTATAAAACAAATAAACCCCATCAACAGTATTATCAGTAGTACTTGCTGTTCCTCTAAATACATCAGAAAATCCTATTGCTACAAAAAAACTATCAGTATTATTTGCTAATGTAGGTATTCTAAATACACATCTAATACTATAAGCACTTCCACCTAAAACTAAAGGTTGTGCATTATTGTATCCATTACCTGCAATACCATTAGCATCAATTCCAGTGTCAAAACGTGCAATCCCCATATTAACAGATGTATTAACTACAGCATAAGAAGAAGCACTATTAAAAATAATAGAACTCATAAAAGTAGGAGTACTTCCATCATGTAAATAATGATCAAATATAGTACCTCTTAAATAAGTATCATCAGGGTCAGTTAAACTATCCCAAAAATAGTTAAAACCATCAAATAGATAAGTTAATAACGTAATTGCATTAGGTCTTTTATCTACATAGAAATTTCCATATCTATTTAAAGGTACATTATAATTATGACCTCCAGTACCATTTTGTACTATAAGTAGATAACCTTTTTGCCCATTGATACTATTAGTAATAACTAAATTTACATTTGAACTTATGATAGTAAATCTTTTAGTTTCTAATTTACCTAATGTATCCCAATTAGCACCAGTATCAGTAAACTCTTCAGTCTCTAAATTTAAATCACTCAAAACTTCAGATGTAGATATTAATTCTTTTCTATTATTCCTATAAATTAAATACATAATTAAACCACTGTAGTAGGCTCATCAAATTCAAACATTAAATTAGTAGCTGATAAAGTATATCCTAATAATTGGATAATAGTTCCTGATGTAGTAGGTGCAGTAGTTACAGATCCTCCTGATACCCCTAGAAAATAACCTGTACCCGGTGTTAATGATGTCACTGATGTATTCTGACCATTTAAATAAACAGTCCCTGTAGCGGCACTAGAGATGGCAGCTAGAACAAATCCTTTAGCATCTCTACCATTACTATTATCAGCTTTTCTAACTGTTAAGACTCCTTCATCATTGAATAAATTTACAAAATCTCCAGCACTGATAGCTTCACTAGCAAGAGCATTTACAGTACTTACTCCAATACCTGCTGGTAGTAAAGTACTATCTAATTTACCTGAACTAGTAGTAGCAACAAGTTTATCCGCATCACCTGCACCAGCACTTGTACTAATACCAGTGGTTAGTGATTTAATTCCATTAATGTATGTTAAAAATTTATTAGTTGACATATCTCTTTATTAATATCTATTGTTTTATTATTTATCGCATAACCTAAACGTACTAAATAAGTAGTATTAGTTATTTCTTGGCTTAATCCCGTAGTAGTTACATATATTTCTTTTTGAACATTCCAATTCCAAAAAGGATCACTATACATTCCTTCTGTAATTACATTAATGTGATTACCGCTATTAATACTTAATCCTAATAAACCATTAAATTCATTAGGATTACAATAAGTAATTAAGTTATTTTCTAAGCTAACTGCTCTTAATGCACTAATATTTAATACAGAATTATACTTTTTTATTGATTGATTAGTTATTATCCATCTACCGATATTACTATTAGGTGTTATTGATCTAAAGCTATTTTCATTAGAATTAATATCATAACTAACCCAACTATTTAATTCTTTAACATAGATAGTGTATTTATCTACAATAGCGGTTAATTGTTTTAATTCATTAGTTGTATTAGCAATATCAGCATAAGGAGTTAATATCATAATTAATACATAATAGTATATTTATCCCATTTAACAGTACTTACTAATTTAGTTAATTCTTCAACATTTTCAAATTTTTTAATCTCTCTAGTGCTAATTAATTTAGAAGCTGCTTTTTCTCCAATACCTTGTACTTTTTGTAAATCTTCAAAACTAATTGCATTAATATAAATAGCATTAATAATATCTTTTTTTTCTTTTAACTCAAATGTTTTTAATGTAGTAGCTTTATGTTCTCCAATAACTTTAGGTTCTTTAGTAATATCTTCAAAACTTACATTACTAGTAGACAATAAGTATTCATCTTTAAGAACAATATTATCAATTAATTGAGGAAATTTAGATAATAAATAATGTTCAGGATAACTTTCTCCAATATAAAAAGTACTTCCAGAAGATGTAATATAAGATTTTTTAAAAGTATAATTCATTAGTTAACTTTCCAGCTAAAGAATAATCTAGGCTCCAAGAAAATAGGAGCAGCAGTCATTTTACCATAAGTTACATCACGTTTAGGTTGTGTTTGAAGTTCATAAGTTTTAATAAATAAACCTGGTTTAGGACGTAACATAGTATCACCTTCCTCTACCATATTTGTAACTGAATCAATGGTAGGTGCAATCCATCGTTGACCCATATTAGGATGCATAAAAAGTACAGTATCTTCATTTAAGAATCTAACACGTTGAACTCTACCTTTAAGATCCGTAACTTGATAACGATCTTCAACAATTTTTACCTCACAATCAATTTGATTATTTTTCAAAGTTTCTACCAAACGTTCAGCACTTACAATTCCTAATGAATTAAAAGAACTTGCTACTGCTTTTTGTGTAGATTTTTGTTGGCGTAAATGATTAAACAATCTACGACTCATACAAATATATTTAGGTTGAAAACCATTAGTATCAATATAAGTATCAATTCCTGCGTATAAGTTAGCAATACCATTAGCATTTTCATAATCACTCCAACGATTTAAAGTAGTAACAGTATTACCCGTATCTACTAAAGCATTAGGAAAATGATTATAATCTGCATTAGGATCTCTATAGTTAATACTTTGTAAACTAACATTAGTATTAATAGAAGCAGTACTAATACTACCTGTTTGTAAAGCTTCCCAAGTTAAAGCATCTAATTTGTCCATAATACCTTTTGTCAAAGTTGCAATACTTCCAAAGATAATTTGAGCTAAATTATCATTAGTTCCTGGTTTAGTTACTGCACCTTTTTCATCGCGGTAACTCATTACTGAAGTACCTTGAAGACTCGCATCTGACATTGCTTTATACATATCTATCATGACAGATTCATTGTACATATATGAATCTGCAATGTTAAATCCGCTAGCAATCACTTCTTCAAACTTACCAAAACTACGAATTGGAATTTCTTGATCATCAGCTACTAATGTTGCAACTGGTGCTTGTTCTTTAAATAGCAATCCTTTCCAATCAAATGAATTAGTTTCTTTGATAGGGATACATTCAGATAAAATTGGACTACGATCATATAAATAACGTAATGTCTCATTTACCATCATATCAGCAGCTTTTGCTACTACTTTTTGATTTAAAAATTGTTCAATATTTGCCATAATATGTATATTTTTTATTTAATAGTATTAGTATTTATCTTGAGCATCTACTAGAGGTAGATAAGTTTTAATGTAATTATCCCAAAAAGGTAATCTAGACTTTTTAAGTTGTCCTTGATGACCTACTGCAATTTCCTTTGTATTACCTGTAAATGTAGTAAAAGTAATAGCATCGACATAAAATCCATAAATATCATCTACCATTACACCTACTGCATAACCTATAGGAAGTGCTACAGCAGCATTACTTGTTAATACAACTTCTTCAGTAGTTTTATCAATTTGAGCAATTGTACCAATAACCGTTGTAATTTTAGCCGTAGTAGCAGCAGTAGTTCCTAATCCTCCAGTTGGAGTTAATGTACTAACTTTAGATAAATCATTTTCAAATACAATTAATGTAGCAGCAGATGATAGAAAACTATAATTAATTGCTAAAGATGTCGAATTTAAATAAGTTGCCCATTTAACCGCAGCTTCAGTAGGACTAGCCGCACCAGTAGGAGTATAACTAAATGTTTGACCCATTGCAGTTAAAGTACCTACAGCAGTACTAGCGACTGTAATAGATGCCACTGGAGCAATAATAGTTAATACATCGCCAGGTACAAACATATAAGGCATTTCAACCTTAAATCTAGGTGAACTTGTAGTAGCTGCTACTGATACTCGTGCATGAGGTAAAGGTCTAAATGCTAAATTTCCATCAGCATCTTTAGTTTTTGCAATAAACATACCAGCAGGTAATTCAATCAAGTTAAATGGATTCATACTTAACCATTTACTATCGATCTGGGCAGATCTGGCAGTACGATAACCATGTGGTACATGAAGGATATCATTAATGCCACTATTACTGTATTCGCGTGTTCGTGTGAAATGTGCCATAATTTTTTTTAATTTAATGTGTATTTTAGTTTATTGAAGAAATCTTTACCTGTAAACTCGCCAATTTGATCTTCTTCTTTTTCTTGTTTTGAAAAAGAAGCATTAGCTGATAGATATTCTTTTTCTTGTTCTCTACTAACTTGATTATATAAAGGCAGTTTACCTCGTTGTTGTAAAATATTTAAACCAAACTCAATTAGTTTAAATCCATTCATATATGAACCATACTCAGAACTAAATTCATTTAATTCATTTTTAGTACAAAACTCTTTAAATGCACCAACTTTATCATTATCATCTAATTCTTCAACACCATTAAATAATGCAGAAAATTCAGAAGGTAAAATATCGCCATCAACTAATAATGCTTCAGCTTCTCGGATATAACGATTTAAAGTAGTTTTAATAGCATCATTTGCTTTAAACGTACTTAATTGATTTTCTAATGCCGAATAACGAGAATCTTCTTCCTCATCATCTTCATCTTCCTCATCTTCTTCATCCTCATCATCTTCATCATCTTCATCATCCTCTACATATGCTTCAGTTTCTAATTCATAAATAGCTTCTAAACCAGCAATTAGATCATCATCATCTTCCAATTCTTCACCTTCTTCTGTAGCTAATACATTTCGATCAGCTAATCCATACATCTGTAATTCTAAATAAGCTTCTTCATCTCCTGCCGTAGTATCAAACATTGAAGCTAATTGATGAATACCTGCAACAGTAGGTACTTGTTCTCCACTAAAAATAGAAGCAATTTCAGATTTTCTAAAACCTAATTCTCGCATTACTGCAATAGCATCATCTTCAGATTCATATTCATCTTCAATCAATGCTGCTAAAATAGTTGGCAATTGATATTCATATGTTTCTAATGTATCTGCTGCAAAATCACTTAATGTTGTCATATTTATTGGTTCCTGATTATCATATGTGTTTTCAATAATTTTATTATTAAAGTCTGCTAAAGCATTATTATATAAATTTTTAGCTTCTTTATTAGTTAACTTTCCTAATTCTAATTGATTGTTTAAATTATCACTAAACTCTTCAAATACTTTTGTATAATATAAAATGGGATTTGTATTTTTATCTATATTCATAATATTACATTTTATTCTTTTTACTTTTAACTAAACCTTTAACGGCACTTGCACCTGCATAAATACCAGCACCAGCTAAAGCCGCTTTACGTTGAAACTTACCTGCATTAGCTCCAGCAGGATTAGCAATTAAACCTAGTAAAGCTCCTGTACCTCCTCCAGCAATTGCAGCATTAGTTAAATTACCCGCTGCATTACCTGCATTTTTTATTCGTTGTTTTTTAGGTTTTTTTAGTAATTGCATTATTTTTTAATATAGTTCCAGCTTTTTTTATATTGGTATTATTTTTTCTTTTTATTAGCTCTTAATAAAGCAGCAGCCCCAGCAGCCACCCCAGCAGTTGCTGCTAATCCCGCTCCAATTTTACCCGCTTTACTACCAGCTACATTTTTAAATGCTTTTCCTGCTTGTTTAGCTTTATCGCCTATAGCCTTACCTACAGTATTTGATGCTTTTTTACTAGAACTTCCTACAGGAGCTTCTGGAATTGGAGGAATTGATGGAGCTTTCATGACTTTTTGGTTATCAAATACACCTCCTACTTTTTTAGCAGTCTGTCTAGCTTTACGTTTAGCTTTATCTTTACCTCTACCTCCGCTAGAACCTTTACCTCCACC